ACTGCCAGAGTTGGCACGCACTTCGATTGTGCCGCCTGATGTGCAACGCACCCGCTCCACCCCAGCCGTTACCAGACTCGCAGTATCCGCCCCGCCGATTTGCGCTAGCCCGGTGTTCGTATCGCCGCTGAACGCCACGCCGCACGCCGACACGCTGCCTGCTGGCACAAAGAGCGGATTCTCCAGCGTCACACTGCCGGTGGCCCTAGAGATTGCTATGGGCGTACCGAGAAACGCACCCGCGTCCGACCACCGCGTGATCCAGAGCGTCGAACCAGCGTTGCTGCCGCTCTCGCTGTCAAAGCCCGGCGTGATCTGCCATCGGTCCACGCCGCTCGTCTGCATCTTGATCTGACGCACGTTGCCTGCGACCGTGCCCGTGAGCGTCAGCGGCGAGGCGATCGTTGTGGGGCCAGCAAAGTAATTTGCCGCCGTGCCGTTGGCGTAGAAGTTCCACCGCCCCGTGCCGCTGGCGATGTCGCTGTAGAAACCGTAGTTGTTTGTCGCGCCGGTGAGGCTGCTTCTTGCTACGAATCCATACTGGCTGGTGACAGACGAACCCGCGCTGAATGTCCCTTGCTGATTTGCGGCGTAGTGTTCTAGTGACGCGAGCGTGAACGAAGCAGCGTCGGTCTGCACGTTGCTGAAATACGAAATGTAGTTGCTTGTTGTGCTGGACGGTATAGACGCCCTCACAATAAACGCAACGCTTACCCCGCTTGCGGACGGCAGTCCGCCAAGAATTGCGAACTTGTGAGCGTCAGAGAAGGCAGATGTCGCACCGATGACCACTCGGCCTGCGGCGTCAATGACAAACGGTGTGGTGTCGCCAGACTCGTCGTTGACGACGAACGAGTTCGCCGTGCCCGTGTTAGTCACCGTGAGCGGGACGACGTTACCATCGTTCGTCACGGTCGCCGCGCCAGTGAACGCGGGCGACGCCGTGGGCTGGACGCTGATAGCCGACCGTGCCGCAGCCTCGCTGGCAGCGCCGATGATGGCCCGCCCGGTGGCGGTGCAGGTGATTTCTTCCACGTCCCCCGCACCCGCTGATGAGCGGCCGAGCAGGCGGTCGGTGGCGGAGACGTTTTGGAGTTTTGCGTAGGTGATCGAGTCGTTCGCGATTCGGGCGGCGTCCAGCGTGCCGCTCGTGATGTCGGAGGCGGCGTGCGTGTGGGATGACGGCGTTGCCGAGACAATCGCCAGCGACGAGTAGGCAGAAGAGCCGTTGCCCACACGGAGCGTGTTGTTCGTGCTGTCCCAGACCAGTTCCCCAGCCAGAGGCGTTGGGTTGACGGACGCCAAAGCCGCCGCCGTCCCTCTCTTGATCTGCATCGTCGGCGGCATCACGAGAACTCCGACGCGGGCGGCGTGAAGTTGGCCGTGTACACGGCACTCTTCACGATTCGCAGTTCGTCAATGTATCCGTTGTATCCACGCGACGTGGGCTGATACCACCCAGCACCAATGACGAGCGGCCCCGATGCGTTGGTCGGAATCGTCGCGTCGAAGTACGTCGTGGACATGGACACGCCATCCACGTAGAGCGTCAGCGCAGTGCCGTTGCGGACCACAGCCACATGATGCCATGCGTTTAGCGACGGCTGCGCGCACTGCACGGCGGAATACGTGCTGACCCACGGAACAAAGATGAGGCCGGCACCACCAAACTCCAGCGACCACACGTCGCTTGCGGTCGAGAACTGCGCACCTTTTCCGATGAGGCCGGAGTACGTGCCGTTCGACAACTGGTAGTACCAGAGTTCAATCGTGAAGTCGCCAGAGCCCAACTCCACGCCAGCGTATGCGTCGGTCTGGATGTACGTGCCGCCGGTGAAGTACTAACTCGCCGACCCAAACTTCTTTTGTTCCTTCCGGAGGTCCGAGCTGCCGCCGCGCGTAAACGTGCGGCTACTGCTTGACGAGTCCACAAAGTCCACGCCGCTCTGCGACCCGTTGAAGTGCATCAGCAGGGTAGCAGAGGGGCCAGCAGCCACCACCTCCCCCGCGTCTATCGACGTGAACGAAAACGACTGAATCGTGTTGGAAGAGTCCTTCCAAAACAACTTCCCGTCGGCGACGTTGTAATTGATCGCCAACTCGCCGTGCTCAAGCGACGACGGCGTCGCGGACGCGGTGCCGCTGCGTTTCAGTTGGATGGGTGGCTTGGGCATGGCTCAGGTGAACGTGCCACCGTCGATGGCCTCGGCCCAGGCGACCGAATCGGTTGCCGACGAGTAGACGAGGATGCCGTCGGTCGTGCCGCCCTCGATGGCGCTGATCGTGTTCGAGGCGTTCGCCCCGAGCACGCTGCCCTGCGGAACGCTCGTGAGGCCCGTGCCACCCTTCGTGACGCCGATCTGCGTGGCCGACCAGACGCCCGTGGTTACCGTCCCGAGTGTCGTGATCGACGTCTGGCCGGCGTAGGCCGTCGAGATGTCGATGGCGTCGGCTGATACGGCAATCCGATCAGCCGTCCCCACGGCGTTGATCGTGCTGCCATCCTTTGTCAGGCCGTCTCCAGCCGTAATGTTTCCGGCGCCAGAGAACTGCGCGAACGTCAGGCTCGTCGAGCCAACCGTGATCGGCGCATTCGTCGTGAGCACAAACCCAGCGTCGCCGTTGGTTGTTCCTTCCTCGACGAACGTGAACGCTCCAGGCGTCACCTCGGCGTCTGAATCAAAGTCCGTCGCTCGCGCCCACGCGCCGGCCGCCGCCACGTAGATGCCGTTCTCGCTCGCCGTGTTCTGGTTCTTCACGAGCACGCGGTTTCCGGCGACGACGGAGACGCCGTCGATCGTCTGCTCGCCGGAGAGCGTGATGTTCGCCGTAGTTGCGGCACGAACCGAGTCCTTGACGTCCAGGCCGCTTCGGGCTGCGTCTACGTCGGCCTTTCGGGCGGCGTCGTTCGCGTCCGTCGGAGCCGCGAGGTTCGTGATCTTCTGCGAATTCATCGTCAGCGACGCGGTCGGCGCCGCAAACGACGTCAGCGAGTACGCCTTCACCGTCGATTCGAGGTCGGTGATGCTGGCCGAGACGTGCGTATGCACGGCGGACGCCGCGGAGACATCCACCGATGTCAGCGTGACTGTCCCGACCTTGCCGTTGACGCTGGACACGGGGCCGACAAGCGCCGCCGCTGTGGTGAAGTCGGTGATTTTGACGCTCGTGAGCGACGGGATGTCGTCGGCGACCAGGGCACGAAACGTCGGCGCGGCGTTGGCTCCGGTCGTCGGGCCGGCGAGCACCCTGTTTGCCTCGCGGACGGTCACGATCGACACGAATGCGCCACCGCCGCCGATGGCGACGACGTTCGCGGCGTTTGTGCCGCTCGTGCCGGTGCCGATGTAGAGCGTTCCCGCGCCGCCGGCGCCGGCCGCCTCGGCGTAGGCGAGTTCCGCGTTCAGCAGATGCTCAGGTGCAGAACTGCCTGTAGACCGGCGAATCCTGATGCGATTAGCCATGCGAAGTTCCCTCCATCAACGAGGCTCAGGTCGGTGACATTCCGCCACGTCGACGTGGCTGTGCTGTACTGGATCAGGTCGCCGTTGGCGAGCGACGTGAGTTGGACATCGGTGAGTTCCGAGAGCGTCGCTGCCCCGCCTGTCTCTCCGGCCGGTCCCTGCGGCCCGATGCCGCCGGCCACTGACGCTGCCACCCGGCCGCTGCCGACTGAGGCCGACACGGCGCCGCCCGAGACACTCGCGCTGATCCGAGACGACGTCACATTCGCCGTGATGCTCACCTCGTCACCTCCGCGAAGCCGGTGAGAGCCGTCCTCTTGACGCTGCCGGGGGCCGTCCACTCCAAGCGCCACGAGTACGTGCCTGGGACAAGTGCGGCGGTCTGCTCCTCGGTCATCGCGATGTTGACGATGCCGGTGGATGCGTTCGTGAGCGTTGCTGTCATCGTGCCGACGGCGTTGCCGGTGATCGCCGAGACGATCGACGATGTGACCGTGTACCCGGTCATGTCGATGTCGAAGTCGACTTCGGTGCCGAGTTGGTCGCCGCGGCGGAATGCCAGATGCAAGGCACCCGGCGTCTGGCTGTACGTGCTTGCCATGGCTACTGCGGCTCCACGACCGTCGGTGCCGAGACCTTGTAGTGCCGCTCTCCGTCGACACTTCTGGCGCTCTGGAGTGCGTAGAGCAGTTTCGTCTGCTCCTTCACGGCGTCCGCGATCTCACGCTGGGACTCGCTGATCGTCTTCAGGAACTGCGAGTGCTGGTCAACCAACGGTAGGAGGACGTCGGCTCTCAAGGTGTACCCAGCCGCCAGGGCCACCAGGGTCGGAAAACCCCACCGCTCGATGACCGTTTTCAGGGTCTCGCTCATCTCGGCGCCGCTCACGAGCATCACCATGCGGGGTCATACTGCACCTATCTCATTATATCGGCGTGGAGCCTTGCCCACGCCTCTTCCACGGCGGCCCTGAGCGACGCGAGATCGCCAAAATTCTCGATCTCGTCATCCACGAGCGACGGGTCGATCCCCTGCTCGCTGGAGTGCGACCCCTCGGCGCCGGCGAGGCCCGCGCCGGGCCGAACGATCCTCCAGACAACGCCTCCGCGACGACGGATCGCCTCGGCCTCGTTGTCGAACCGGACGTCGGTGATCGCGCTCCACTGATTCTCCGAGGCGTCGATGCGCCGCATCGTCGCCATGATCCAGATTTCAGGGTGGATCGTGTCCCGGCCCCATTCGGTGCCGATTGTCTGTAGGAGTCGCCTTGGAGACGCCGGTAGCCACCCCAGATCGATCTCCTTCCGTCGGCGGTCCTGCAACTCGGCGATCGGCAGCCCCGTGATCGCCGACACCGCGGCGTAGAGCGGGTCGGCGAATCCGTAAGATTCCGCCCCGCATACTTCTTTCAGTATGCCGGCGACGGTGTTCTTGCCGCAGCCGGCGGCCCCGCAGAGTCCGACGATCACAGTCCGCCTCCAGCGACGTGCAGGGCCGTGAGCCCGCCTTCGGGCCGATAGAGGAACGTCTCCATCGCACGCCTCGACCCAATGAAGCCATGCTCTGTGTGCCATTCATCGCTGGCCCCGATCGATGGGGCGGTTCGGACGATGACTCCATCGATCGTCTCGATCGGCCTTTGCCACTCCGCCGCCTGCGAGTGGTAGTGCCCGGTGTGGTATTCACGGTACGGACACCGTGACCAGTCGCTCGGCGCCTCAAGCGCCATCAGTTGCGGCAATTTCCTCTTCGCCCGGTGCCCGTGGGCGATCCCGATCAAATTGCCGCCGTGGGTCACGTACTGCCTGGGCGTGTACCTGAGCGACACGGCGACGCGACCGTCGTTGCGGAACCGCTCAAAGAGAATCTTCTGGAGCGCCCATGAGAGGGTTTCGTCGTGGTTGCCGTTCACGACGTGGACATCGGTTGGGCAAGACTGCGCCGACTGCTCGACGATGCCCATGAGCACGCCTGAGCCGACCTCAATGATCTTCTGGAGCCTGCCATCGGCGTCGAGTTGCGTCCCTCCGGTCGTCTGCCACTTCGGGTTGTCGATGTGGAAGAGGTCGCCGAGCATCAGGATCGTCCGGCGAGCCGGCTTCAGGTCGTTGCCGATTGCGATCAGTTCGGCGGCTGCCGCGGAAACCAGTCGCTCGGCGATGTCGAGGTCGTAGTCGGCCCCGCCGGTGGTCTTGTGCCACGCCCGCTTGCCGAAGTGCGTGTCGGCGACGACCACCACCTGCCACAGTTCGCCGACCTGTTTCTTGTGCCGCGACACCGGACGCTGCTTGAGGCCGACGGCTCCGGCAATCATCGCCTCGACGCACTCGCGGATGCCTGGGCCAGCCTTCGGCTTCAGCCGCACGAAGACCCGGTGCAGTTCCGTCACCGTCGTATTGCCGTCGCCATCACTCGACGCGCACTCCCACTTGGTCGCCTCAGATGCGGCCACCTCGTAGCGGGTCATGTCCGCCTCGATATGCTCGAGGAGGTCTTCGACGGTCTTGATGCGTCGGCTCGTCGAGCGGACCTCGATCGTGTCGCCGTCGGTCTTCTTCGAGACCTGCTCGGCGTTCTCAGGAGGGCCGGCTGACACCTGCCGGTCGGCGACTTTGTCGAGGATCGCCTGCTTCAGTCGTTTCTTTTGAGCCAATTTGTGACCCCCTGCTCCCCGACGCCAGAGACGCCGAGCGACTTGAGCGACGACGCGATGTGCCGCGCCAGGATCGCCGCTGGCGACTTGACCTCGCCGGCCTGCCACGCCCGCCTGATCTCCAGCAGTTCAGCCTTCTGCTCGTCGTCGGTAAGTTTGTCGAACCACGTCCGGCACTTGCCGCTGCGGTGCTGGCCGATGCCGGCAAGCACCGTCTCTGTCAGCGTGGGCTTCTTCGCCATTTCGAGGTCTCCCTAGAGTCGTCCGTCCGCCGCCAGCGCGGTGGTCTTCTGGAACGCCGCCACCCTGGCCTCCTCCCCGGACAGGCATCCGAGGATGCTGTCGACAGCATCTCCGCAACCGCGCTGCACCGCCTCGCAGACGGCAGCGTCCTCGGCGAAGACCTGCTCGTTGAATCTCGCGGCCGTCTCGTTGACGTATCGCCGGCGCTCGTGGTCGGCGACGACGCCGTCGGTCGCGTAGGTCACGCTCGTGAACTGCGTCGTGCTCGCGTCCAGCGGCGTGAAGAACTGCACGCCGTAGGTCAGGCCGAAGAGCGTCGCGATCGTGCAAGTCGGCCAGACCAACTGATGGATGTACTGATCCGTCCGTCGCGGCCGGCTCGAGTAGGCGTCGGACACCGCGTGCAGTGTCTTGAGCGCCTTTTCCGACACGTCTGTGTGCCACGCGGTGTGCGGCGTGGTCATGCAATAGAAGTGTCCGGCCGATGGGCCGATTCGGTGAAACGACCCCGCGTGGACGTGCCCGACGTGGTACGCCTCCAGCGTGTTCTCAACCAGAATCTTCCAGTTGGCTCTGATGACCGTCGTCTTCGCCGCGATGCGCTCGCCGCAGGCCGAGGCCAGCATCTCGATGAACGGCCTCGCGATCCCGAGCCACTCGCCCAGCGGCAGGCCCGCAGCACGCCTCCTGACAAAGATCAGTTTTCCGCAGGTGTCGACGGCGTAGCCGACCAGCCGGTGCCGCTCAGGGTCGAGGTTCTCGAACCTTGGCCTCTTAGGGATGCGGCATGGCAGACCGTCAGCGCCAAACTCCCACCCGTGGTAGCCGCAGATGAGTTTCCTCGTTCCGCACGGCTCGGCCTGGAGCCGGTTGAAGCGGTGCGTGCAGACGTTCAAGAACGCCTTGAGCGAGCCTCCAAAGTTTTGAATGACGACCTCGCGGCGGCCGACACGGCGGACGACGAACGAGTCAGGCTCGGCCACCTCGTCGGCCATGGCGACGGGAATCCAGTGGTCGTCGAACGACTCCATCTCCCGGTCAAACTGCTCCGGCGACGTGTACACGATCATCGTGAGGTGTAGCCTCCGTCGATCGTCAGCACGGTCCCCGTCGTCCACCTCTGCCTGAGCAGATACTCGATCGCCTCGGCCACGTCCTCCGGCGTGCCGATGCCGAGCGGATGCTCGGCGACGACGGCTTGCCACTGCGCCGGAGTCATCGAGTCTTCCAGCCGCTCCTGCATCGGCGTCCGCACGACGCCAGGAGCCACGCAGTTGACGCGGATGTCCGGTGCCAACTCGATTGCCAGAGCCTTGGTCAGGCCGATGAGCGCGGCCTTGCTGGCGGCGTACTGGCTCGTGGCCGGCTGGCCGACGATTCCGGCGACGCTGGATACGAAGACAATCGCGGCCTTCTCTGTTCTCACGGCTGGCCTGCGGAACGCCTTCGCAAGGCTCCACGCGGTGCCGTAGTTCATTCGCATCATTTCCGCATCGCTGGTGGCGTACTTGAGTGGCAATAGTGCGTGGATGCCAGCAGCGTGAACGAGGCCGTCGAATGGCCCCCGCTCTGCCGCCAGAGACTCAAGGAGCGTCGCTGCGCCGTCGTCATCGAGCGACATGAGGTCGACACTCAGGCGCTCGTGGCCGCTGCCGGGGAGATTGAGCAGCGCCATCGCAAGCCGCTTGCTGTCACGGCCCAGCAGAAAGACCCGGTGTCCGAGGCCGGCGAGATGACTGGCTGTCGCCAGCCCGATGCCGCTCGAAGCCCCAGTGACGAGGTAGTGGCTCACCTGCCCACCTCCACGAGCGGGTGGATTCGCGTCTCGGAGAGGTCGACGATCGCGCCGCCGTATGACCAGCCACCGCCGAAGCCGACCAAGAGCAGTCGGCCGCGACGCCCCGATAGGACGAGCGCCAGGGGAATCGACGCGCTCGATACGTTGCCGTAGTGCTCGACGACGCCGGCGACCCACCTCTCGTTCGGTACACGGCACTTTTGCCGAAGGTGCTCAAGCATGGTCGCGTTCGGCTGGTGCGGCACGACAGCGTCGATGTCGTCGAGCGTCAGGCCCGCCTGCTCCAGCGTCTGCTCGACCAGCGTCGGCACCGTCGATGAGGCGAACTCGAAGACCGAGGCTCCGCTCATGTAGAGGCACTCATTGTCGCCGTGGTCGAGCCGGAGGTGGCTCGCTCCTTTGCCGTCTGACCCGCAGCCGACAGAAAGCCTGGGAGCGTCGGCGTCGTACTCCAGGTATGTCGCGGACGCCGCGTCTCCGAAGAGCGGCTCGGTGGCGCGGTCATTTGGGCTCACGACCGTCGACAGGCAGTCGCCTGCCAACATCAGGACGCGGCGGAGGCCCGCCTGCACGAGGCTGCCGGCGATTTGCAGGCCGTAGACGTAGCCGGAGCAGCCCTGGTTGACGTCGAAGGCAACGCACGACGACGGCAGGCCGAGCCGGCCGTGCAGGATGTTCGCGGTCGGCGGGATTCTGATGTCCGGCGTCTGGGTGACGACGACGAGGCCGTCGATCACGCGGCGATGCCCCAACACCCGCCGAGCCGCTGCCTCGAAGAGTTCCGTCATCGTCTCGTTCTCGACGACGCGACGCTCCATGATGCCAGTGGCGGCAATCAGTTTTGTGGCGATGCCGGCCTCCCACGCCGAATGATCTCGGCGTGTCGGTGGCACCGCGACGGCGATGTCGCGAATGGCGACGTGGTTCATTCGGCGATTCCCACGAGCGAGGCCAAGTCGGCGACCGTCTTCGCATCCATGAGGCGGACGGCGCTGACGACGACGCCGTACTGCCGGTCGGCCATTGCCATGAATCCCATGGCCGTCATGGAGTCCCATCCGGCCAACTGGAGAAGCGTCGTCTCCGGCGTGCTGGTGCCGGCCGGCTGCTCGATGAGCCGGTCGAGATGCAGGCAAAACTCTTTCATTGTGTCCTCGTGTAGATTACGGACGCAGGCACGCCCATCACGGTCGATCGAGCCGGAGCCTCCTTCACCACGACGCTTCCGCTGCCGACGATCGACCAGTCGCCGGCGACTGCGTGCGGGAGGATGCTGGCGTGCGAACCCATCAGCACGCCATCGCCGAGGCTGGCGTGCCCGCAGATGTCGGCGTGCGACGAGATCGATGAGTAGTCGCCGACGGTGGTGTCGTGGCCCACCGTGGCGGCACAGTTGATCGTGACCAGCCGGCCGACGACCGCATTGACGCTGACCACCGCGTGCGGGCAGACGATCGTGCCTTCCCCAAGGTGCCCCGGCGATGTGATGACCGCCGTCGGGTGGATGAGCGTGCGGAAGCGGGCGCCGCGGCTGCGGAGCCGCTCGCAGACGATCCGCTTGAGCCTCGGCTCGCCGCGGCCGCACAGGAACCAGTCTGCCGGCGTGAAGTCGAGGTCGTCGTCGCCCTGGTCAAGCAGGCGATCGATCACGAGACCAGCGTCCCGCGCCCACTGCGCCACCTCGCGGGCGAAGCCTCCTGCTCCGACGACGTAGATCACGATGGAGCCTTCTCCTCGTTCACCCGGTAGCCCAGGAACCACAGAATTCGGCTGATGTCACGGGCGCTCGATGTCACCGTCTCCTCGGACATCTGCGGAAAGCAGACGTGGAGCGCCTCGTGAATCTCGGTCTCCATGCGGGCGCGACCCTTGAGTCGCGAGTCGATCAGTACCTTCCGGGGCATATCGGGCTTCGCCGGGTCCGGCAGGTATGCCCAGCCGGCAGCCTGACCTCGCAGCCTCGTGTACCGCCACACCCAGCGGGCACCGTTGATCAAGAAGTGGTGGGTGCTGGGCATGGTTCATTATCTTCCAGAGCCGCCCAGTCCTGGTCAAGGCGAGAAATGGTGCTTTTTTTCGCCGATGCTTGCTGGCACACGAAAGACATTGCTGTCGTAGCGAGCCCGTCTGCAAGCGACACTTCCGGCCGCCATCCAAGCAGCCCGAAAGCCCTGGAGGCGTCAACTACGCTGCTTCTCAGGTCACCAGCCCTTTCGTCTCCATACAGGGGCAGCCGAAGAACCTTGGTTAGCCCATATTCATCCAGCGCGCGCCGCATCGCTGCGCGGAGGGCACATTCCATCGCGTTCACGTCCGTCCCAACACCTGTGCCCACATTGAGTGTCGTAACAGTCGCCCTCTGAATACACCTGCCCCATTCCGAAAATACCTTTACGTTGGCCCTGACGATGTCGGACACATACACATAGTCGCGCACGCATTTGCCGTCCCCGTAGATCATCGCCGGCTTGTCGTGAAGCAGTTTGTTGCAGAAAATCGCCACAACGCCGGCCTCCCCATGCGGACTTTGTCGCGGCCCATATACGTTTGCGTACCGAAGCGAGACAGCCGAGAGCCCGTGCTCTTTCGCATAGAAAGCAAGGTACTGCTCGCCGGCCCATTTGGAGATTGCGTATGGGCTTTTCGCTATCACCGGAGAGCGCTCGTCTGCTGGATGAAGCACGTCTCCGTAAAGAACGCCACCACTCGACGCAAATACGAACAGTTGGCACTTGAGCCTCTTCGCTGCGTTCAGCGTGTTCAGAAGTCCTCCGATGTTAGTTTCGGCGTCGGTGCGTGGGTCACGCACAGCGCCTCTCACCGAGACCTGCGCTGCGTGGTGGCACACGGCGTCCGGCTGGACGGCATCAAAGACAGCATCAACAGCGCTGGCGTCTCTGATGTCGGCCACATGCAGCGGTATGCCGCCTTGCACGTTGCCTCGCGATCCAGAGGAGAGATTGTCCAGCACCTCAACAGCGTGCCCTCTCTCAGACAAGCCGTCTACAACGTGACTCCCAATGAAACCCGCGCCTCCGGTCACGATGATTTTCATGGCAGCGTACCCCGTGTCGCCTCCAAGTCGATCAGCGAACTTTCTCGACTATTGCCTGCCACGCATAGTGCAGCAGCCTCGTCCGCAGTCTGTAGGCCGAGAGAAACGCATCAACGCCACACTGTGGGTCGATGCGCCCGAGCGCCCATGGCTGCGATGGGTGCCTGTAGAGCACGTCATCCAAGATCATGGTGCCGCCAACTGGGAGGAGCATCCACGACAAGACGCAATCCGACAGAACGGCGGCCCCGTCGTGGTCTGCGTCGACGTAGATGACGTCAAATCGCTCGCCCGCGTTGACCATGCCGATCAATGCCTCTTCCGTGCTGGACTTTATCTTTCTCGCCCGCGACCCGACGTTGGCGTCAAACGTCTTTTCAAATCGCTGGTCCGACCAAGTGTCAACGCACACCAATTCGTCGCCGTCGCGAAGCGCGTTTGCGAGTGTCCATTCAGCCGAGCGTCCCTCGTGGCTTCCCAATTCAAGCCATCTCCGCTTGCCGGCCGGCAGTCGCGGCACAACAACTGACTGCCACACAGGAATGTGCGCCGTAAACCAGTCGGAAGTGTATCTTTTCACGCTGAATTCCTCGCTTGAATAATCTCACACACACGCCTCGCGGCTTCCGACGGATCGGCGGTCACAAAAGCCCTCTTCCCCCTCGCGCCGCTCAGTCGGAGGCCGCCCATTTTTGTTGTCCAGTCCATGTACGGAATGCCGAGCACATGCGCAATGGCCGCGAAGTATCTTTTTTTGTATGGATGTATTTCCAGCACCTGCGAATGAGCGCCGCAGAAGTATATGTTGCTGAGAGCAGCGCCGTGCTGCGCTACTATTACACTTGCCTTAGAAAACGCTCTTGCTTGCTCTGCCATGCCTTGAGTTTCTGGGTGTAGCAAGATAGTTTTATTATTCGGCAGCGCCTTGCTTATTGCCTCGGCCACATCCTTTGCGTTCATGGCGCGGCGACTGGCTCCGGTGTCCGGCTCGCCGATTCCTGGGGCCGGCGGCAGCCTGTCTACAACCACGACGCTTCCGTCCGTGTCAGCGCTGCAGCGATATTCAGCCGTCAGAAACTGACGCACGTCTTTTCTGTGCTCAATGAATCGCTTGAATAAATCAAAATGCACCAACTTGCCGCCGGCTTTTTTGGTTCTTTGGTAAAAGTCCGCGCCTTCAATTACTCTGCAACCGTCCATTTCATGCTCATCTCTTGATTGCTGAATCGCCACATCGCACCTGTTTGCAATCAGCGGATGCAAGAGAATGTGCCGGCCGAGCGCCCCGAAGCCGGTGTGTCGCCTATCACGACTGGCTGCGGAGATCGTAAGCGACCGGGGCGTGCCGGCGTCGAGCAACGCGGCGGTGAGCGGCAAGTAGACGCCGTAGAAAAAGTGAAAGTACGTCCACGGCTCTCCGCCATTTACGAGAAAGTGCCATCGCTCGTTCGTTGATTGCCTCTTTACTGTTTCTGCCGGCGGATTCCTGGCTGTCTCTGGAGCAGAAGGCTGCGGCAGTGCTTGCTCCAGCCACCCTAACAGGCCCCTTCTCGCAGCCACGTCTCCATAACTAACGACAAACCGACGCGACGTCTTCTTTGCGACCCGAGATCGCCAGCCTCGCCACAGTTTGCAATCCGCTGTGGCGTGAGAATTGGAGTGGCAGTAGTGGTTTCCGTAGACGCTTTTTCCGACATATCCCTTGCTCCACCACGAGCCAAGGGCGATGTACTTCTCTCGCTCGAACAGAATGGGAACATGAATGTCGTAGTTTCTCGCAGAAAGACCAGCCGCGATCAGCGCCGCCCGCGTGGCGCGGCGTGCTGCACCCCACGGCGACCTCCTCTTCGTCCACAGCCCGCCGCTGTAGTAGTTTGGTATCAGCGGCAAGTCTGTGTCTTTGGTCAGAACGTAGTCGTCGTTCCAAAACGCGACCGTCTCCGTGACATCAAGGTTCTCAAAGGCCCACAGCACCTTGAGAGAAATCCGCGATTCCTTGGGAGCGTCGAATTCCGCTCTTTCAACGAAACGAACGGCGTCGCTTTCACGCCCCCACCGCGGCCTGTGGCCCACTATCCAAACCCTCCGCAGCCCTTTTGCGTGCTTTTCTATGCTGCGGAGGCAGTACCTCAACTCTCTGTCGTCTCCATTCAGTGACCCCGGCCCCAACGGCAGCAGTATGTCGATCATTTTTCGCCCTCTTGCTTGACGTGTGCGACTGCTGCTGCAACCTGCTCCTCCGTTGGGCGGATTCCAAGGAACTCAACCATTTCAGCAACGATCGCGGCTGGGTCTTTTCTGAGCCTCGCGTACTGAACGTTGAGAACCTGATGCGGCGGAGTGGCTGACAGGAACTTCTGCTTCTCAGCCCACAGCCACGCTTGCACCCTCTCGCTGTCTTCGTCGGATACAGCCAGCCAACCACGAGATTTCCTGCTGCGCCTTTTGAGCGACTCCACGGACTCTTCGAGTGGGCGATCGCAATGCACCACAAGCAGTCCGGCTCCGGCCGCCTCGCGGAGCATGTCGCCCATGGCGCAGAGGTGCGGATACTTGCCGCCGCAAATTCCGCGAGCCGCCCTTCTCCTGCCCGCTATCCACCGCGAGAGCGCCGTCTGGCACTTTGCCGGGTTGCGAATGGCCGTTGCTGGGAACCTCGCGGCTTTTTCGCAAATGGCCGAAAGCCCGACAGCCTCGCCTCCGCCTCCGTTCTTTGCCTCGTACCCCCTAATCTTATTCCCCATACTGACACCGAGTTTGTGCAGCATCATTGCGATGCAACTCGAGCCACTGCGATGCAGGCCGATGACCGCCACAAACGGCGGCTCCGACGCTGTCGCCAGCGGCGGCTTCTTCATGTGCCACCACCGCTCCTTCATCTCCTTCCAGCATACGTCGCTTTTGGCGTCAGCCGACTGTCCGCAGAGCCAATCTGAAGGCGTGTACGCAGGAATGATTCTTGCTTCGTGCATTCTGCCGTAGTGATGGTCGACGTGATTGCGTGGGGGCCAGTTCTCTGTATTGCAGAGCCAACGATAGCACTCTTGCATATTTGCGATTCCGCGAAGGGCGTAAGCGTGCGTGCGGTTTATGTTCATCGCCCGCATGACCCCATCGCACACTCTCTCCGGTCGCTTGAGGTGCTGTCCGCCGAAGTACGCTTGGCCCCAGTCCGTCGGTAGGCGGCACAGATACTCTTGTGCCTTTACAGAAAAGCCTTCGACGAAGGTTACATCGTCTTCGAGTATGAGGATGCTGCCTGCTCCGTCATTGATCGCGCTCTCGATGACGCCGAGGTGACTCCGGTAGCACCCCCACGCGCCGCCGCCCTGCTTCCACCACTGCGGGTGTTTACACAGCGTTCCGTCAATGGCGTCAAT